GGATCGCCTTGTACTAAATCAACTTTCTTGTAACGATATCCTTCGTACATTGCAATACACCTCAATGTTCATGTTAACCCCTCCGTTACAAGAGGGGTTTTTTGTTTTAGGCTTGCGCCGCTTCTTTGTCTTTAAGCTTTGTTTTGATCCACCCAAAGCATTCAGAGTACCGCTCTCTGGGAAGAGCTCTCCAGTCAGAAAAAGCAATTTTCAATTCCAGTTTTTTGGCCAGATATTGCTTCAGCCCCTTACAGAACTGATCATCGTCTAGATCTAGCAATAGTGCCTCAAGGTTGAGCGCTTCTTCTTCTGTAATCCTTTCCTCAACCTTCGGTTCTTCGTAAGCTGAGACGATCTTTTTCTGCTTGTTCTCCACCGCATCCGGATCGTCTTTATCCGTAGCGACCGAGAAGAACTTGTAAAGGAAGTAGCGATTCGCATACGTGTAAAGACTCCCAATCGTCTTAATACACGTCTCCGCATCTTGTACTGCCATGTGTTTTACAATCACTTCTTCGGGCTTTTCACAGTTAACCCATTTGAACTCGAATTCTACTCGTAGCCCTTGTGACGTGACTACTTTCCCCTGAACGATGGATTGACACTCTACTTCTTTCATCGAGAGCATTTCCATTTCAAGCCACACGCCTTGCTCGTCCATCATCGGGCGTATCGCGCTTAGGATGTCGCCCTCAGACGCGTACTTGAACTTGTAGCCGTCTGCGCTCTTCTTGATGTACTGTACTTGCTTGCGCACTTCTAATAACTTTTGATAAAGATTCTTCGTGCTCATTGCCACATCCTTGCTTTCTTAACCGGCTTCTCTTGATCTACGGTCGCTTGATACGTAGGTTCGGAGGTAATCACATTCTCTGTAGATGAGCTCGGTGAGTCTAGCTTCTTCATATTGTATTTGTACGTGCATATGACAACCGTCATTATGAACACGAAAACCATTCCTGCTAACCATAAATCCTTCGACATAATCTCCCCTTGTGCTAGAGATCCCGATATGCTATCATGGCTAATCATTTAAGAGCAAATTCGGACTAATCATGAAGCTAAAAGAATGGATCTCCTTGAGCAACCTTTATGTGACGGAAGTTGCAAATAGACTGCGCGTAACTGATGTGCACCTGCATAATTTGATGTCAGGGAGGCGCTCTCCATCAAAAAATCTTTTAGAGAGGATTCTCCGGCTCACAAATTACCACGTAACAAATATAGAGGATTTAAGAAATGGCGAAAGCAAAAACATCAAACATTGTAAAACCTGCACCTGTGAAGATACCAACAAGGTACGAGATAACGATCTCTAAAGAAGCTACCATTTACGTTGCAGCGGAGTCGTTTCGCATATGCGATGACCATAACTACGTAACTTTTTATGACAATTCAGACGACGAGATACTAGTAGTTCGGTGCTGGCAGACCATCAGAAAAATGAAGGACTGTGATCAGCAAGATTGTTGCGAGTCTCCGGATATGGAGAAGAACTTCAATAAGCAGTTTGTTCGCTAAGAGGAAAATAGCCCCGAGGTCTTTACATCCGAGGCTATGCCTTAACCAACGTCTATGGAGCTTACTATGAACTACTGTAGTATGATCCCTAGCCCCTTTTTTTGCATCCATCGGACTGTACTTTTGCTAAAGTTGTCTCTGAGATCTTCAAGTTTCGTATTGCTGGAAATGTCTTCAAAAAATGAATCGTAGTCTAACCCAGCTCTTTTCGCAGCGTAATGTGGAAGCTTTTCTTGTCTCATTTTCTCTTTGATATGATGTAAAAGATTGTCCATCTCTCACCTATTTCTTAGGTTTTTTAATCTTTGCTCCGCTCTTTCTTGCAGTCGATAAGGCCGCTGCTACCGCTTGGTCTTTCGGATGACCGCTTTTGACCATCTCGGCGATGTTTTTACTCACAACAGGTTTTGAAGTACCTTTTTTTAACGGCATAATTTCCTCACATTTCACATCAAATTCAAGCTGTCTCAACATAAGCATGCGAGACCTGAACCAAGATAAATCTATCACCTTTAGCTTCTCCTTCGGAAAGTATTTTGCGAATCGTTTGATTTTCGTAGCGCTGCGAGAATCCATATACCCTTTCACCTCAATCCACATGGTGCTACCATCTTCAAGCGTCACTCTAAAATCGGGCTTGTAGCTCACGACTCCGCGCCTGATCCCATCAAACCAAAACTCTTTAGGCTCGTGCTCCCACATAGTTATCCAACCCTCACGCTTGCAGTGCTCGAGATAGCAAGCGTAAAGACCTTCCCATTTGGATCTATAATATCCTTCCTTTTCGCCTATCCGCAGCCATCTTCCGACGATGTGTGCAAACGATCTTGCTCTTTTCACTTGAAACCTCTAGTCTTTTCTCGTCAACCGTGGTTTCGACATCCATTTTTGGCTGAGTCCTTGTGTCCTGGGGAGTGTCGCTACTCCCCTTTTCAATCTCCTCAAGCTGCTTAATGAGTTCTTTCAGCAATCTAGTTGCCGTACTCCTGCTCAAGAGCTGCCCCCTCGTATTTAATGTAGATTTTCCAGCCTTTTGAGCTTAGTTCTTTTATTGCAGTGATAGGCATCGTAGGTCTTTTGATCAATGAGCAAATCGATTTCGCCATTTCACACACGGGATAGAATCGTTTTGTTCCCCACACGTTTTTCTCAATCAGGTGCATTTTTAGCATTGAATTCTCTCTAATTTCCATTCGAAGTCCTCCCATTCAAAAACCATCCCGTCGTGCTTGCCGTTTCTATAGCGCATAGGCGATTGCCGGAAAATCCTCACCCAGGCCTGTACAGTTCGTTCGCATTCGCCTTTATTGCCTTGCATCTCGTCGAAGTAGCCCGCTTCGAACTCATCGTAGTCATGAAACCTGCCCAAAACTTTCCATCTCTTTACTGTTTTCATGTTACCCCTCAAAGTCTCTTTCGTCAGACGCTTCAGCCCTTTCCTGCTTGTCGCACAAGATTCTCTCTCGGTTTGCTTCATCTTTCAGCGCCTGTACTTCATCTTCAATATCAAAGATTTGATAGAGACGCGCTCTAAACACTTTTCGGTCGATAATGCTCATGTCCTCCTCAAGCAATCCTTCAGCGAGGTTGCACGTTTGATCGATCGCTTCGATCAGTGTGTCTATTCTATAAATTATTGCATCTCTCATCGTGGTCTCCAACTCATGGTTTATGCCCCTAGATTACTCAAGCTCGCAATATTAAGCAACAAGGGAATTTAAGACGGCTCTAACCCTTATGAAAAGAGCAAGTTGCAGCAAAAAGATTAGCGATTGTGGTTGAAAAAAAAGATTGAAAAGCTTACCATATCAAGTATGGAAATACAAAATTATCACGAAGCACCGGTCGGCTCTTACCACCTTTGCGAATTTTCCGTTTACATCCCCGCAATGGATTGGTATATACATCGCATGCAAATAAAGAAGAATAAGCAAGGCGGTCTATACGTGGGATATCCGGTGTACTGCACGGGCGAAGTGAATCAGTACGGCAAGAAGGTATTTGCATCGGTAACGCACCCGGGTACTAAGCGCAAGGCTGAGTTTGAGAAGAGCATATTGGATCTATTACGGCCTCTCTTCCCAGGCAAAGCGCAAGCACAGGCCGAGAAGCAAGCTTTCACGGGGCAGTGTTGCTCTCCGGAATCTTCAAAGGAGCCCAGTTATGGATGGTAGACGAACGACAGACGAAGCAGACGTGAAGTCATTCGACTCTCCAGGATCTCCGGCCGAGATCTCTGTAAAAGTATCCGACGAAGAGCAAACGCTTACTCAAAAGTATCTGCGATATGAGAACGACATCCGACTCTCTCACGATTGTCCTCATATGCAAGAGATGGTTAAAGAGACCGTAGACAAGTTCAAGGGAACTCCTACGGATGTTATAATTAAAATTAAGTATACGTGGTAGGTATGGGTACTCCAGGCGTTCTTTTAGATATCCCAAAAGAAGTCTTAGTATGCGCATTAAAGAAGAATAAAGGCGTTCTTAGTAGAGTAGGTGTTTCTTTGGACATTTGTAGAGATTCCGTTAGAAAACTCGTAGTCAAGCATGATTTGCAAGAGCTGCTAGATACACTCAGATGCAACTACAAGAATACTCTGCTAGACGATGCAGAAGACAACCTTAGCTTCGCAATGCAGCAGAGAGACAAAGACCTCAACAACGCCCTCAAAGCGTCTTTCTTCGTGTTAAACAACATGGGACGTGAGAGAGGTTACACACCACCTACAGCCAGAGTCAACCCTGATGGATCAACTCCCGATTGCTACAGAGACTTTGTCGCCGCGCATACTGAGCCTCCTAGAGAAACACCCAACTCTTGATTGGATTAGAAATCCTCTGTGGAGGATGGACAATCTCTACTATATCAAAGACAAAGAAGGTAAGCGCGTCAAGTTTAAGATGAACTGGGCGCAGTCTGAATTGTGGCTAGACCCTCACCCCTGCAAACTTGTCCTCAAAGCTCGCCAGCTAGGCATTACAACTTACTTCTGCCTGCTTCTACTCGATAAAGTCCTCTGGCAAGACAACGTATCTTGCGGGATCATAGCTCATACGCTAGCTGACGCATCCAACATCTTTCAAGACAAACTCAAATACGCCTTCGATCACATTCACCCTGCTCTTCGTCCCGACTTCAAACTAAAGGGCGACTCAGCTAAAGAGCTCTCTTTCGAGCACGGGTCTGTTATACGAGTAGGTACGTCATTGCGCTCATCTACGCTGAACTATCTCCACATCACGGAGCTCGGTAAGATTTGCGCGACTATGCCCGAGAAAGCGAGAGAGATCGTTACTGGGGCTCTCCAAACCGTTACAACAGGCCAGCATATCTATATTGAGTCCACAGCCGAGGGGAGAGAGGGCTTTTACTACGACTTGTGCCAAAAGTCAGAGCGCCTAGACCGATCTAAGCTTACTCCTCTCGACTACTCGTTTCACTTCTTCCCCTGGCATAAAGAATCCGCGTACTCCATGGGTATACATGTACCTATTCCACAGGACACAAAAGAGTATTTCGACAAGCTTTCTCTTAACGGTATCGAGCTATCCGACCCTCAGAAGTGGTGGTACACCAAGAAAACGGAGACTCTGCGAGAGGATATGGCTCGTGAGTATCCATCTACCCCCGAAGAGGCGTTCTCAGCGTCTCAAGAAGGCTTCTGGTACGCTAGTTACATGAAAGAGATATGGGATGCCGGGCATATCACTAACGTTTCATACGACCGAGCTCTCCCAGTGTATTGCTCTTGGGACTTAGGTCAAGCGGACTCGACTAGTATCTGGTTTTTCCAGCTCCCTCGCAGCGGAGACATAAATCTCATAGATTATTGGGAGCGCACAAACACACCTCTCGATCAAGTAGTCATCATGCTAAAGGAGAAGCAATACAACTATGGTACTCATATTTGGCCTCATGACGCTAATGCTCGCGATCGCGCTGGTATCACATTTGTACAACAAGCTAGAGCTCTGGGCTTAACCGGGTTCGTCCTAGATCCTCACTCACTTCTACAGGGGATTAATCAGGTTCGCACAATGCTTTCCAAGTGTTGGTTCGATAGGACAAAGTGCGCTAAAGGGTTGAAGCACATCGAGAGCTACAAAAAGCGTTGGTCTTCATCTCTTGGCGGCTGGACATCGGAAGCAGTGCACGATGACGCATCGCATTGTTGCGATAGCCTACGTTACGCCTGCGCAGGGATAGACAGGCTCTCAGGCTCTACGCAGAGGCCTGAGGACGCGGCAGCAATAACAAGAAGGTTCTTCGGTGGTTAGACGTAAGTCATTGATAAATTTCACAAAACTCAAAACACAAAAGTGCCTCCACGTAGCGGTTTCAGCGCGTTCACACAAAAATAAAATGGATAAAAATGGCAGACACGAATATTGAAGATATTGCAAAGAAATTGCAGAACATCGAGCGTCAAATCATCGCTCTTCGGGATTGTTACGCGCAATTGCAGAGTACATTGGTCGTTCATCGGAAAGATCCCGAAGGCCATCTGCTCAACACGAGCACTGTATTCAAGGTTGCTAGCGATTCATGTACCAATACCAACGCTCAGTGTTACAAATGGATCGCAACGCAAGTAGAGGCTATCCAGACGCGGCTTGTAGCCATAGAGAACAAGGACACTCGCAACATCAAGGTTAAGATTGAGGTGGAGGGAAACGAGGAAAGGATTAGAGAGGCGATCTTGGAAGAACAGGGCGATATCACTCCTCGTAAAGCCGAAGAGAAGATTTTTGAGATGCTGTCTAAACATCCTGTCAGGAAAAGAAATTGGCTTATGTTGCTGGACTATTGCTCAGGTGACGAAAGATACAATACGTATGAAAAAATTGGACGCAAGTTCAAGATGTCAGGCGTTAATGTTAGAGATTGTTGTATACGGGTAGCCCAACAAGTGTTTAATATGCACAAAATTGGATCGTTAAGCATCGAATCCCTTCCTCCTTGTCTAAAGAAGTATATTAAAAGTTCAGTGAATGCAAAGGATTAAAATGTTCTGGAATAAATCTATAGAAGACAAGATCGACGAGATGGCTAAGACACTGTGGTATCTATCTGACAATATACTCAAGATCAACGTGGAGCTAAGGGATAAGCTAGAACAGCTCAGCCTTTCTATCCAAAACCTCGAGGATAAGAAGCCGATACCTAGGAGAAAGAAGAAGGTAGATTAGGCTTTGCGTAAAAAATCATATCCTCCATTGTGAAGTTAACAGTGAGGAGAGTGCATTTTGCGCAACCCGGATCCGATTTTTTTCCCCGGTCAAGACACCGAGCTTCAGATCAAGCAGAAGTTCCAAAAGAACTACACTGATTGCATCAACATACTCCAAACTCAATGGTATCAAGCTGACCTCGATCAGCGCTTTACCATGGGTGATCAAGATCTATGGGGCTTGATCTTCCCTGGTGTTACGACTAATCGCAGAAAGCTCTTCAACTTCAATATCACTCAGCCCCTTATCTCCACGGTATCCGGGTATCAGCGCCGTAACCGTAAGTCGTCTACCGTCATTCCCGTTCTAGACCGTGGACAGAAGACAGCCGATCAGCTCACTAAGTGCCTCTTTCACACGCTCAATAAGTCGGGGATCTATCAGGTCTATTCAGACTGTTTTGAGAAAGGGGCTCTTACTCAAGGTCTAGGCTTTTGCCTCACGTACATAGACAAGACACAAGACATCATCTCAGGAGACATTCGCAAGCGCTACGTTGACATGAAGCAGTGTCTCTTTGATCCTTACTTCCGCAAGCATGACATGTCAGATTGCCGATTCTGGACGATTCGTACGTTCTTTGATCGGCAAGACGCGGCAGTACTTTATCACAACATCGCCGATGAGATCCTTTCGCTTCCTCAAGGGACGTATCGCGATGACAAGTTTTACTACATGCCCGAAGTGTACCAGATCCAGTTTCCAAACCTCATAGCATTCGACGAGTACTACTACCTCACCTCACGCGAGGCGACATACCTTATCGATCGCGAGTCCGAAGAGTGCCAAGAGTGGGAAGGCGACGACGAGCAGATGCGCGACGTGATGCGCAAGCCGTTCCGCAAGGACAACGGCCAAGGTGGCTTTGACATGGTGGAAGGGCGCAAGCTGTTCCGCGTAGAGCAGCGCGCTAAGCCTACCGTCCGCCGAGCGATCATGATTAACGACAGGTTGCTACTCGACGAGAAGAACCCGCTAGGTATTGATAAATACCCCGTGGTGCCGTGCTTGGGCTACTTCAACCCGGATACAGCCTACTACTCTTATAAGTTCCGTGGAATCTCTAGAGACATCCGTGACTCGCAATACCTTTTCAATCGCATGAAGATCAACGATCTTGATCAGGTTGAGGCACAGCAGTCAGGCATTAAAATGGAGCAAGGGGCTCTAGTTACCCCTGACGACGCTCTAAATTCAGGTAACGGCCGTGTTCTCACCACGCGCCCCGGCTATTTCGACAAGGTTGAGAAACTTCACATCGACCCTCCTTCCCCGGTTCTTCTGCAAATGGAAGCAGAGTTGAAGAACATCACCGAGTACATTTCAGGCGTCACAGCCGAGATGATGGGGCAAGACATCGACGACAAAGCGGGCATCATCACGATGATTCGTCAGAGCGCATCGATTACAAGGCTCATGCCGCTCTTCGATCAGTTCGACGAGTTCCAGCGTCTAGACGGAGATCTTACCGTTGAAGTCATACAGAAGAACTACACTTTTGGAAAGATCCGTCAAATCATTGGCGAGGAGCCAACCGAAGAATTCGACAACAAGCTTTTCTTCCGCTACTCCTGCAAAGTGGCTACCGGCGTTCTTACCGAGTCACAGCAGCAGATGGAAGCGCAGCAGCTATTCTACGCTAAGACTGAGCTGGGTATCCCTATATCGTCTAAGCGCATCCTCAGTAAGATGGTCTTGCAAGATAAAGACTCTCTCATCAAAGAAGTTGAAGAAGCCGAGAAGCAGCAGTCTCAAATGGCAGAGAAGAGAGCGCAGCTTGAGATGCAGCAGATGCAAGTAGACAATGAAACGAAGCTTGCTTACGCTCGCGATCAGTCCGCAAAAGCTCAAGCCTCCATGTCTAAGATCGAATTAGACAAAGCGATAGGTATTGAGAAAGTAGAAGAAGCTAAGCGCGAAAAATCCACTTCATTCCTCAACATGGTCAAAGCTCTTAAAGAGATACAGTCTATCGACCTCGAGCAAATGGAAAAGGCTCTTGAGCTTATGAACACGATGAAGATTCACACAGCTAACCCGAATGGGTATATAGAAAAACAACAAACACAACCCCAAGGAGGGGCATTATGAAAGACAAAATGGGCTATTCCGCAGGGAAAACGCAAGGTGATATGTCACCAAGAGTTGAAGACTACCAAAAACCGATGTCAAACTTTGCTGAATCAGGATTTTCTAAAACGCTTCAGTACGTAGAGCGTCAAGACAAATTCCAGAAGAAAGAAGCGTCTGAGATCAAGAAGCAGCACTATCAAGGCCGCTACTCATGAAAAGCAATCGTGGCAAGAAAAAACCTGAAGGAATTCCGGGATCTTTAGTCATTCGTGGAGTGGGATTAGATCCTATGGATCCTAAAAAGAAAAAAGCTGCGGAGAAGTTCTCAAAAGATCTAGCATTTTCCCATGCCACGGGAAAACCTATGAAAGGATATAAAGGTCTTCCAAAAATAAAGAGAATAAAATGAGTAAAGTCCCCGTGCAGAAAGGGAGCATCGACCCGAACCCGATGACGATGAAGCAACAGTCTCGCGAACGAGTTGTCGCCGAGGCTGTACATAATCAGCGCGAACTAAAGCGCTTTCAGACTCTAGACCTGCACACACCTAGGTCTAGCAAAGGAAAGTGATTTTCTGTTACAAGTAGGCCGTGATGCAATGTTACGGCCTTTTTTAGGGCTATCGTGAATGAATGATTTTAATTACATTACTCCTCAAGTCACTGCAAAAATATCTAAGAAAGCTCCTAAAAAACAGAAAAGAAAGGCAATGAATGCACCCTCCAGATACGGAAGTGAAAAAGACTCTAAGAACTCTTGGGACGCACCAATCTCTCTACGATCCAGGCCGTGAGACCGTAGGAGCAATTTACCAGAAGGCTCAAGCCGAAGGCGAAAAGAATGTGCTTGTCGGTGATATGGCTAATGAGTTCACCAAATCTTTGGTAGAGGATATCAACGAGGGACTGTGTAAACCCCGAGATAACGATTATCCGTTTTATCTGATCGTTCACGAGAAGAAAGACCTGCAAATGAAATCGTCTATGTTGAGACGAATTATCTATCACCCTTTTAGACCATGGCCTGAGGATGACACAACAGTTTTCTGGAAAAATCCTAAAACTCAAGAAGTTCGCTTCTGCTGGGCTTTGCCTCATTGGTCAGAAATGGATAACATAGTTGCTAATCCTACTCATTTTGATCCTGAATTTGTATCGAACATTCAGTCGTGGAAGTCTTTCGACTTGACGTGTTTTGGATTTATCAAGGATAAGGATGAAGAATGCGAATGGGTACCTAATCCTAATTGGAAGGACAAGCCCATTAAGCAGAGTTGATAATGGTGACGTATGTCTATACCTGCAGTCAATCCAATCCTAATGTGGCGTCCTAGCACAGACTCTCTGCAAAACGTCGAGGAATCTAGACGGGACGAGATCGAGGCGGACGAGGCATCCGAGTGCGAGGCATTGCGGTATCGGATGTATATGTGCGGATTGTCAATTGCCTCTTGGGGGCAGAATCGTCCTTCACAATCTCGCTCGCAAGAATCTGTCTTGGAAGAGTTACTTCGCAGTCTCTCAAATTGAGCACGCGCTCGGCGCAGATACGGCAAAGTATGTCGAGTCTATCGGGGCTGTTTTTGCGCGTGTAGAGATACACCGAGTAGCATGGCTCTAGGCACTCGGCGCAGTTGTAAACGTGTCTAAGGGTGTTCAATTAACCTCCCTTATCGGCGCATCATGAAGAGATTTTAGAAAGGATATTTCCTTGCACATCGATTCCAGAGCCAACGGTAAGCTAAAGTCGTCATTGAACGGATCGGGGATAGGCTCGCCTGGATTATTCTTTTGAAACTCCTTTCTGAGCTTCTTATTGACCTCGGCAGATTTTTCGTGATGCAACTTGAAAGTTTTCTCTAGCTCTTCAATCGAATACATAGCGTTTACTTTACCAATTTAGTCCAATGGCTATCTTTTAGCTTCTTCGTGCGAACGTAAGCGCACCTCTCGCAGCAGTAAGACCATTTGTTAGATGATAAGTCTCCTCCGCAATTCTTGCATCTCCTCCTGTTAAATTGTTTAGAGTTAGCAACTTTGTGTTCGTACTGACATTTGTAGCACGTATCTTTTTGCAGGAAGTCAACTTCCTCTCTGTCAAGAAAACATTTAGGACATATCATAAATTGTTTGATTTTAAATATCTCTCCATTAAGGTCAATTTAAGAATGCATAAAGCATTCCTAGGTCGGTGTTAAGTCACCTTAACACGCTCTCACCAAGCAGAAGGAAAGTTATGGAAGAAGCTTCAAACCAAGGCAGCGCTCTCAACGAGCAAATGGTGCCCGCCACACCGGAAGACAATTCCGTTCAGGAATCTGTCCAACAGACGGTTCAAGACACAGCACACACTCCCGAAGTACAACAGGAGAGGAACTGGGTCAAAAACCTCAGACGGGACAGAGACGAAGCAATCAGAAAAGCGAAGATGCAGGAAGAGCTTATCAAGCAATTGATGAGCAATCAGCATTCTCAGACGCAGCAGCAAGCTCCGCAGGAAGACATTCTTCAAGAACTTGAGAGGGAGGAGTACGCTTCCGGTTCCAAGTTAGCTAAGGTGCTAAAAGCTCAAGAGGAGCGGTTTCAAAAGAAACTGCAAGAATTTGAGAGAGGTGCACAAGAGCAGAAGAAGTCGGAGATCGGTTCCCAGCTACGTCGTGAGTACAGCGATTTTGATAACGTCGTCAACCCTGAAAGCATAGAGATTTTACAAGAAATGTACCCGGGTCGTGCTCAAGCGATCGCGTCTATTTCAGATCCCTATGAGGCAGCCCTTTTGGCTTATGAGACTATCAAATCCAAAGGGATACCTGATCAACTCACGTCTACGCGGCGCACGAAGGAAGTGGACAAAAAGCTCGAGCAGAATAAAAAGACGGTGCAGTCACCTCAATCTTTTTCCTCTCGACCATTAGCACAAGCCTTTCAAGAGCCCAAGACAAAAGAAGAGAAGTCAGCTGTCTATCAGGAAATGTTAAAGTACGCGGGCATGAGTGGCGGCGGGTATTAACCAAAAGGGTTAAACCATGACCGTTTCAATTAGTTCGCTGCCTCCACAAATTCAGCAGCGTTACAATGCGAAGCTTCTCAGCACGCCAGAGCGGAACTTAGTTCACATGCTCTTCGCGTCCCCTGTGGAACTTCCAGATAACCAAGGGTTCATTGACAGACAGTCTCGTTATGACCGTCTCGATTTGTTCACTACTCCTTTGGATGATTCTCAATTGAATCCTCCAAGTCAGCAGTTACATAGAGTAGACGTGGATAATTACGGCAGTCCACATATTAGTAATGGAAACTACTGCTTATTAGCAGCTTAGAAATGTGCCGTGTTAGGGTCTATGCAACGTAGAATATGCGTTGGGTAAATCTTCGGTAATTGACTTGGAAGGCTACGGCGAAAGCTATGCCGACAAGGGCCAAGGGTAAAGCTAGGCTGAGAGACTAAACCCGAAGACACTTTAAAAAGTGATGTGATAGTCCGATCTAAACAACGAAAGGTTTAGAGAGTAATAGAAATATTACTCCCCTCGAAAGAGGAGTAACAATGAGATATCGTTTTGACCCGGCAAGTGACCATTACTAACGAGGATAGAATTGTGTCCTCGATAAATCTTCTCTGATAATCTTGGAACCCTGACCGCATTGTGGCGCAGGCAACAAGGTGCAAGCAACTGAAAGGTGTGCAGCATGACAGCAGTAAGCGAGAAGACTCCAAAAGGAGATGCGGTACTCGGAACACCGTGGAAACACAGTGAGGGAAGTGCAATAGGCTTCCTCGCCATGGACCGAAAATACGAAATATTTGAAACATTTCGGTCCACGGTCACAAAAGCAACAGAATTGCCAGTTCTCAACAGCGCAGCAGCTCGTCTAGGACAAGCTCTCCGCGAAACGCAAGATGCTCTGGTTCGAGACAATCTCGAGTCAACAGCGTCTGTTATTAACTGCGTAAACGGAACAAACGGCGACCTCCCAACAGAGATGGCCATCGAAGACGTAGATGACATCGTAACCGTGTTGCAAAACAACTCGGGCGAGTACATCACTTCGATTGTTGAAGCAGACTTGAAGTTCGGAACGAGCCCAGTGGGCGATAGCTACGGTTGTATGTTAACAACCCGAATGATCCCCGTGCTTAACGGCATTACGGGATTCGTGCGGAAGTTCCAATACCCTAACATCAGCCAGACTCTGTCTACTGAATGGGGTGGCGTGAACAACGTGCGTTACTTCGTGTCTGAGCAGGGTTCTATTACGCCGAATGCAAGCTTACTTGGTAATGACGTGGCTAACTGCTTCGTTGCTGCTAAAGAAGCCTATAAAGTCGTTAAATTGCTTGACGACTCTAAACTTCTTCTAATTGACTTGGACCCCTACGTTATGTCTCAAGCAGCATAATAAGGAAACAAGGCGGAAGCAGTTTGTGTTGAATGAGTATAACATATAAAGTGGTATGGCACATAAAGGTGTCATATGAACAGAGTATGTAGAAAGTGTAAGGTAGAAAAAGATGAAAGACATTTTGGTGTTCTCAGATGCTCAAAAGATGGCGTCAATCCTAGATGTAAAGAATGCTGTGTTAAGATCACAATGTCCTCTACTCCTTCAGATAATTCAAAGGAAAGAAGAAGAAAATGGGAAAGAGAATACAACAATAAAAACCGAGAAAAAATTAGAGCAAAATGTAGAGCATGTTATGCCAAGCATTTACCTAAATATAGAGAAAACACTCGGATTGCGAGTAGAAAATACTATGGAAGTCTCACCAATAAAGAAAAAAATAGGCAGAAAAAAAAGAATTGGTGTTTTGCTAATCCTGAAAAAGCAAGAGTTCATAGACAATTCAAAACAGCTATTCGCAATGGTAAAATTACCAGACCAAATATATGTCAAAGATGCGAAAAAAATTGCAGACCTCATGGACATCATGAGGATTATTCAAAACCTTATGAAGTTATTTGGCTTTGTCCATCTTGTCATTTCTACCATCATCATCAACATAGAATGTACCGTGAACGACTTAACGAAGAAGCTCCGCAAGGAGATGCGAAAGTCTGAACACACGACGAAAGCGTGTGAGAGAGATCCGAAGAGGTTTCTCCGCCATGTTATTATTAATAATATGGTCAAAAAAGTAACAGTTTATTTGTGGCAAAGTGGTGGTAAGGCACGTTTTATTTACATGCCTCCAGGGTTAAGTTTGGCTCTGGATAAATCTCTTTTAATTGACTTGGACACCTACAACTATGCTCAAGCAGCTTAGTCATGGCAACAAGGGGTAAGCAGTGAGC